CATCAGACTCTGAAGAAGCATCACCGTCTGCATCTCGCTCATCAGTGCCCGTGTCACCTCGTCCACGCTTCGTACCTTCGCCATCTTCATCTTCCTTTCTGCCCTTCGGCTTTTCACGTTTCTCTTCTTCTTCTGCAAGCTCCTTGCTCACAAGCACTGCGAGGTCAAGCGCAGACTTCGTGCCGTTGTATGCCTTGGCCTTGTCTACCTTGCCAACACCCTCAACACCTGTGTCCAAGCCAAGTATTGCATCAGCAATCTTGAACGCTCGGTCTGTGATGTGTCCTGAGAGATTGTCCAGTGCGGCGGTCAAGTGTGGTGATGGATACCCAAGACGAACGCGACCAGCCCATGTCACTGCGAGTGGAAGTGTTGCCCAAATATCACATGCAAGGTCAGGGTCAGCCTCAAACTGTTTGGCAACCTCACGAGTGACCGCCTCGGCAGTGTGGTCAATCGACTTGGCGATGCCCGGATACAGCGTCAGACCACCATGCTCGATGCGGATATCCTCAATGGCGTTGCCCATTGAGGTTGTCCACGACAAACCCTTTTCCTCGTTGTCCCTTGCGAACTGCGACCATGCTTCCATGTCCGTGAGGATTTGGTGCAAGGCTTCGTGGTTCCCATAGCCACGACCAACATTGACCTGTCGTAATGTCATTGGGCTTTCGGGACATTGCGTAGGCAAGTACACGTTCTTGCCATCCGTTGCGGCACCATCGCCGTGGAACACAACATTGGTATCAAGCTCGCTCGAAATCGTCTTGATGCCAGTCGTCATGCCATCCATGTATTCACGACCAGTGATGTAGTCCTTGTCCAAATCAGGGTCGTCAGGGGGTAGGTAAAAGTTATCAGCCATTGTTATCAGTCTCCCTTGGTTGTATTTTTAGCGCACGATACATGTTGCCATCGTAGTGCTTGGTGTTGTCACGGATTGCCTGCCACAACAACAGCTTGGCTTTGTTGCTGGCGTTCCCACCGAGCCAAATCAATCCGAGATGTTCAAGTACATTGCCCAACTCGACATGAACCGCATCAACCACTTTGCACCAGTCATCGTAGCCCATGTGTGTGGCTGTAATGTCGTACACCTCAAACTTGGCGCGATGCTTCGCAAGCATGTCAGCGTTGCCAACTGGCGGTGTTGGTTGCCAGTCTGTCCTCGGCTCAATCTTCGTCTTGCGTCTGTCCAAGAACGGTGGGATGTCAGGCATCTCGAAGAGGTCGGGGTCTCTTCGCTTGATGCGAGGGTTAGGTGGTCTCTTGATGCGGTCAGAGGGAACATAAGGTTCCACCACTGGCGCGACTGGCGCGGGTTGCTTGGTCTCAAAGCCAAGTTCCGCAAGTTGCTTTTGTATGATTTTGTCTGTCATTATTGACCTCCGCTTTGTGCAAGGATAATCAGTCCAAGCAAGATGTTGATGAACGCAAATTCAAGTCCTGTCATATAAACCTCCTATAGAAATTTGCAGTTGGGGAAATGCTTGTCAGCAATCTCGATGATGCGCTGTCGGTTATCGATTGGCGCACGGTCGATGACCGCCGTCTCGATAGCCATCTCGATTGCCTTGGCATTGGTTGGCAAGATGTTGTCGAAGAACGGTATCATCTCGCATATTGATTGCAGACCACGAGGCGAACATGGCACGGTAATCTCGCCATTGGTGAACGCCTTGCGCATGCTCTTTGCAAACTGCACAAGGTGTGTCCTCGTCTCGTCCGCAACTTCTGGGTAGTTCTTCTTCAGCACAACGCCCTCTTCCTTCTCGGTGAGGTAGTCAACTTCGATGAACACTGGGAACCTGTCGAGCAATGCGCCGTTGATGGGTCGCACACCAGCATAGATGCCGTGCTCATCACCTTGGCCACGAGAGTTGGCGGTAGCGCAGAAGCGGAACAGTGGGTGAGGCGTGACGATACGACCACCGTCTTCGGTCAACATGAGACCCTTGCCCTCGGATGCACGCTGTATCACGAAGAGCAAGTCAGCACGCCCAGCATCAAACTCGTCAAGCACAAGTGCGCATGGTTGGGTCATGACCCTCGGCAACACACCTTCCTCGAACTTGGACACCGTGGTGCCACCGTCATTGGCAAGCGTGATGTTGCCCACGAGGTCAGCACGTTCGAGTGCACTGTCGAGGTTTACACGAAACACTGGCATGCCAAGACGAGCAAAGAACTGTTCATACAATGTCGTCTTGCCCGAACCAGTGTGGCCATGTGCAAAGACGTTCTTGCCCTTGAGAAATGCAGTGCATAGCTTGAGCAAGTGCATGGCTCGTATGACATAGTTCTCGTCAATGTCAGGGCATTGTGGATGCCGTACCTCGTTGCCATCCTTGTCTGTCCACACGAGTGTCGGCAACTCGAACGACAGTTCAGTGTGCTTCTTGCCCGTGATGGGGTTCTTGAACAAATCGCATGCCTTGACCATGACAACCTTGTACGTCAGCGTTGAGCCATCGACTTCGACACCACCACTGGCGGTCATCGCTGGCGCAGTCATTGCCCGTGACTTCAGCACGGACACTTCGTCTTCGAGTTTCTTGGCCAGTGTTTGCGCAGTGGATAGGTCGGTGAGCATCCGCTTCACATCACCCACCTTGCCCTTGGTAGCCTGCGTGAGCAGTGCGTTGATAGCCGTCTCAACACTCGTGTCGATGTCAGGCACATCAGCCGTTGGGGTTGGTGCAGGCACATCATCCTCGGTCTCGCCAAGTATCTTCATGGCAATAGTTGCGGGTACTTCGGTTTCATTCGCCTTGACATCATCAAACGAACAGCCGGTTTTAGCCGCTTCAATGTCGTCTGCCATAAGGTCGAAGGCGGCTCGTGCGCTGACACGTTGCTTGGCATTGAGTTCATACTCGTCACATAGTGAGTTGAGCATGTCATCAGTGCGGTCTCGCATGTCTTTGGGTGAGCCGTAAGGGTCGGCATCGATAGCCATTGTTGCAAGTTTGAGTGCCTGCATAAGCACATTGCTTGGGTTGAAATCGTCCATAGGTTCTCCGTCTGTTGTTATAAGTTGGGTGTCTTTGAGTTCGGCCATCTTTGTGCCGATGCCAAACTCGTGGGTGATGATGTCCACATCCTTGGTGAGGATGCCTTCGTATTTGCGTGGGTAGAACTTACCCACCTTGCCACCACGAACGACTGTCAGGTCGCCATTGTGCTGACAAGTCTCGATGTATTGCATCTGCTTCGCCAAGGCACGAGGGAATAGGCTTCCTTTGTGCACATCGACTGCTGAGAAGATGAGAAAGCCAGCGATTGCGTTGGGGTTCATATCGTCAACGCTACGGTTGAACGTCTGCCCCCACTCGCAAGACCAACTTGTCATCACATCGCTCAACACAGATTCGTCTTTGCACGCATCCACAACCTCGGACACCAACGCCTTCAGCGCATTACGCTTGGCATCCGCAGTCATTCGGCTTGCGTCCATGATACGTTTGAGCAAGTCGTAGCAATTCATGTTGCTTCCTTTCTGTTTTGGTTTCGGTTTCAGTTAAGCACTCCTATCTCTCTCTGAGAGATAGAGACGCGAAGGGGTCATTATCGGCAAGGACACATCACGAAGACGAGAAACACTAGGATTGCCGCCTCGGCAATGTACCGCTTGATTTCGTGTGGCATCATTTCCAAGTTCCCTTCGTGACTTCGTAGTTGAAGAAGAGCCAGTCGGGATGACATGTGCCAGTCTGCCAAGTGCCATCGGCAAAATACTCAGCTTGCCCACACCCCGTGATGATGTTCATGAAGATGAGCATGAACATGAGGTAGCCAAGCAATCCAAGGGTTGTGTAGCCGATGACCGTGACGAGAACTTGCGCCCAATGTTTGCGACCGTACAGACGAGAAGCCTCTTCGTCCGTAAGCCTGCGATAGTTGTATCTGCGCTTACTCATGACGGCATCAGCCTTTGCTCACACTTGGCGTGACCAGTGGCTTTTTCCTCGACCCAGTACACGCATGGCAAGCCATCGGGAAGTGATAACGACCACATTTGCGTGCCATCGGGTGCAAAAGCGTAATCAGCCTCGAAGTCCACGAAGAACTGCTTGGCATCCAAGAACTTCTGATTGGGTCGAGGCTTTGTGAAGTTGTTTATGTATTGGCGGTGCAACTTGAGCAATCGCGCCAATACTGTCGCAGGGATTGTTTTGACCGTGACCCTCTGCAAGTCCGCAAAGAGACACATGTTGCGAGCCTTGCTCGCATCATCGTGATAGGGTTTTACTAACGGCATATAGTCCTCCTGTACCGTGTGTGATACTGATGTAACACTGATGTTACACCAATGCAAGTGCTGTCTTGTAGACAGACACAAAAAAACCCCCCACCAGCGAACCCGTGAGGGGTTGATGTTAGCGAAGCCACGAGATTAACTCTCGCTTGGCTTGTCGGCGGTCGCCACGGTTCGCAGTGCGCTTGATGTCGCGCTTGCTTGTGCGTGGTGTCTGCCCAATCTCGCGAAGATAACGGTTGTTGTTCCGTACATCCACGAAATCGTATGCGACCGCCTTGTGAGCGGATGATTGTGGCTTGGGCATTAGTCCTCCATGCCTATTGGCGTTTGGTCAATGATTGCGTGATGCGTGATGTAGTACACAATCTCAGGAATGTTGATGTGTTCTGCATCGTTGTCATACACGAGACCGTCCTTGGACTGCTTCGTCTTCGCGTGCATGATTAGCGAGTAGAAGTGATTGGCGATGTCGTGATTTGACATCGAGATGAGTTGTGATTTCGTTGCGGTCATGTGTAATCCTCCTTGCAGATATGCACAAAAAAAGCCCCCATCGCTTGCGCGATGAGGGCTTGAGGTTGGGTTGGTCTAGCCAAGCAGAGCCATGATGGCCTTGCGCTCGGCTGGCTTGAGCGCGTTGAGCTTCGCCGCGAAGGCAACCGCTGACGCTTCCTCGGCGGAAGACTTGGGCTTGGAAGCCTTCGGCTTCGGCGCAAGTGCGGTCTTGAGTGCGACCACCTTGTCGAGGTTCGCGGAAATCTTCGCGACCTTGCCCTCGATGAATTTCGCCGAGAGGGGTTCACCCTTGCGTGAGTGCGTGCGCGACTTGGCGTTCGCCAAGCGTGCCTCGAACACGGCGATGATTGGGTCGATGTCGCCAACGGTCTTGGCGGTCTCCGCTTGCGCGATGAGTTGCTCTGCGAGCAGTGCGTTGAGTGCTGTCATGATGTATCTCCTTCTGATGCACGTTGGTTCAACTGGCTGACTGCCGAAGCAACAGCCGACCTAAATAGCACTCCCCCTCTCTCTGAGAGGTAGGCGCACATGCGCGGGACGATGGGTGGGCTAAGTCCCTGTTATGATTGGGCATGGTGCTAAGAACCCCCATTGAACCCCGCTTTGTCTGTGCAAATCGAAGATTTGTAACCAAAGCATCGCCGATTGTCCCTCAATGGGACACAAAAACCGTTGAAAATCAACGACTTGTCGTTGGGTCAGGCAGTTTTGTGACACGGCAAAGCCGTGTGACGGGCGGGGTGGGGTGCGACCCGCCGCCCGCATGCGTTATCGTGTCATCCGGGCAACCGAATTTTCGCACCAAATTTTGAAAACCTTGTACTATAGGAGATACAATGCCAGCAGTTCGCAAACACCCGCACCCAACAAAAGGCTCAGGCGGATTAACCGCAGTAACGCCAGTTGAGATAGACCGTGTAAGACGAAGTGTGCTAGATGTAGTAAGGAACAACATTCCACAGGTGCGTGAAGTTCTTGACGGCTCCCGCAAGTGGGACAATCAACAGGTTCGCCTGTTTGGCATGATGTTAAACAAGGTAATGCCCGACTTGCACCATAGTTTTAACCAGCACTCGGTCGAGACGAAGGACGTACACGAACTGAGCATAGCGGAATTAGAAGAAATAGCCGCCAAATCTGAGGAGATTGAGCCCGATGAGAGTGACGAGAGCCGAAGCGGCGAAATACTTGTTGAAGTTAAAGAAGGCGAAGACCAGCTTTCCTGATTTTGTTAGGGCCATGAACCCCGACTTTGAATTTGCACCCTTCCAACTAGAGCTAATGGAGACCTTAGATGCCCTCGAAAAAGACGAACTCGGTGTACGAAGACTTCTTATTACTATGCCCCCCAGACACGCCAAGTCTTTCATCGCGACTGTACACTTTCCTGTCTACTATCTGGCCAAAAAGCCTGTCCGCAATGTCCTCAGCACCTCGTACAATCAGGATTTGGCAAAGACTTTTGGTCGCCAAGTACGCGATTTGGCTCGTGAGCCTATCGTTACTCAGGCGTTCGATGATTTCCAAATGTCGGAAGAGAGTCGCGCAGTTGATGACTGGCGCACTAGCCTTAACGGCACTTATTTTGCTACTGGCATTGGCGGTTCCACTACGGGCCGTGCGGCTACTATGCTCATACTTGATGACCCTATCAAAGCCCGTGAGGAAGCTGACAGTGCCACCCAGCGTAACAAAACTTGGTCGTACTATGTATCGGCTCTTACAACTCGTAAACAACCTGAGCCAGACGGAACTTCGGCACTGGAAATTGTTATCCTAACACGCTGGCACCCAGATGATGTAGCGGGTCGTCTCATGGAGACGGAGGATTGGAAAGAGGGAATGTGGAAGCACATAGATTTCCCTGCGATACAGAGAGTAAAAGGCAATGTCAAAAAATCCGTGGCTTCTCTCCCAGAAGATGACCCGCGCTTCATTCCGCAGGGTGAGCTCAGTAAGGTCGCCCCATCAAAAAGACACTACAGTGAAGAAAGCGAAGAAGCTCTCTGGCCAGAGCGGTTCCCACTTGACGAACTCAAAAAACGAGAAAGACTAGACCCTCGCGAGTTTGCCAGTCTTTACCAGCAATCACCGTATGTAGCTGGGGGAAACCTAATCAAGTCGTCTTGGTGGAAAACCTATGACCCAGAAGAAACAAACATAACTACGGTTATCATAAGTGCGGACACAGCCTTCAAGAAAAACGAGCGGGCAGACTATTCTGTTCTTATGACCATCGGCATGGATAACGCTGGTGACATATACATTATGGAGATACGCCGCGAAAAAATGGACTTTCCAGAATTAAAGAGAGCTTGCATAGG